AGAACTGGCACTAGTGATCCTATGCTTATAGCTTTTAGTGACCAAGAAAATGCTTTACAATTTGAACCGCTTAACACCAACACCGCAGGTAGTTTACGAGCTTCAGAAGGTTCAATTATTGTAGGTGCTAAAAAATCTAGACAAGAAATATTAGTTTGGACAGACACTGCTTTGTATTCTATGCAATTTATTGGACCTCCTTATACTTTTGGTCTTAATTTAATTAATAAAGGTACAGGTTTAATTGGACCAAACGCAGCAATAACTGCTCCTAACGGAGTATTTTGGATGGGGTACGATAGTTTTTACGTTTACAACGGTGCTGTACAAAAAGTACCTTGTCCTGTGCAGGATTATGTTTTTGGCGGAATGAACGTTACTCAAGGCTTTCAGTTTTTCGCTTTTACTAACAATGAATTTAATGAAGTGGGTTGGTTTTACTGTTCTGAAGGCAGTAATAACGTTGATAGATACGTTACCTATAACTATGTTGAACAGGCATGGGCTTACGGTCAATTAAGTAGAACTTGTTGGTTAGATAGAAACATAGTGAATTACCCACGTGCCACAGGCAGTAATTATTTGTACGAACACGAATACGGATATAACGATGACGGCTCACCTATGACTAACGTCTATATAGAAAGTGCAGACTTTGATATAGGAGACGGTGAAAGTTTTGCGTTTATAAATAGAATAGTGCCTGATATGCGGTTTTTAAATAATAGCAGCGACGGTAAAGTAAACGTTGTGTTAAAAACTAGAGACTATCCAGGAGACTCACTCACCACCAACAGTACAAGCCAAGTAGGAGGAGATACTCAACAAGTTTATGTACGTTCACGTTCACGTCAAGCTGTGCTTAGAATAGAGTCTGATGATGACGCTTCAGGCGACGGTAATAACGATACAGGTTGGAGGCTTGGAGCTACTCGTATAGATATAAGACCTGACGGTAGAAGATGAGTAAATTACTACCTACTAGGCTACCTATAAGTTATGACACACCTGTTACTTCAGACGTTTATAACCGTTTAATAAGAATTTTAGAGCTAAACTTAGGCACTGTTGACCCCGATAACACTCGTCAAAGCAGCACCGCCGAAAGAGATACTGAAGCTCCTAGTCAAGGAACTTTGATCTTTAATACTAATACCGATACTTTACAGTGTTGGGATGGTAACCAATGGCGTGATTGTTTTACTTCGCAGTTTTATGCTACGTCTACTGGTTATAGTATGACTGGCAGTTTGGGTACTGTAAGTGTCGTTACTCCGTAAATGTAACTATTGTAAAAAAGAAAAGCCACTAAGCGATTTTGACCAAAATAAAAGAGTAGGTAGACAGTGTAACGCTTGTAAATTAGAGCGTAGACTAGAAAAAATTAACAGTAATCCTTTTGCTTATATTCATAATCTTTGTGTACAATTACGTTACACACGTAAAAAACAAGGTATTAAATGGACTATACAGCCTGAAGATTTAAATATCATCTACGCTAAACAGTCAGGTAAGTGTGTACTTACAGGCGTAGAAATGACATATAAAAGAGGTACAGGGGAAGAGTCCGACTTTAATATATCAATAGACAGAATTGACCCCACTTTAGGCTATACAGTAGAAAATATACAATTAGTGGCTAAAGTAGTAAATTTTTTAAAACACGATTTACCTCAAGAAAAGTTTATCAAATTGATAAAATTAATATACAATAATACTAACCAGTGATGAATACATGACGGAAAATAAAGATAGTCAAGCACATGAAGACGTCTGGGACTATAAAGGATTATACTGGGACGACGTTAATAAACGGTATTACCGATGGTATGAACTGAAATTGTTGATGCAGGAACGTAAATTTAAAGCGGAACAAAATGGGTCTAAAAAAGTTTTTTAAGAAGAATTTAAGAGATATAGCTACCGTAGTAGGATTCGCTGTCGGTGGTCCTGCTGGAGCTGCCATAGGACAAGGCATAGGCTCAGTAGGTGAGGGTAGAAGTTTAACTGATTCACTTATGAGTGCTGCTAAAGTTTATGGTGGTGCTAATATAGCTACTGGTGCAGGTTTACAAGGCGGTGGTGGCTCTATAAGTTTTGGTCCAGGAGGTATCGCTCAAGGTGTCGCTACTAATAGTGTCCCAGGATTTTTCCAAGGTTTAGGTGCAGCAGGAAGAGCAGGTAGTTTAGCTGGTATCGGAGAAGCTTTTGGTAGTTTAAGTGGTTTACAAAAACTAGGTGTTTTAGGTACAGGCGTTGCTATGCTAGGAGGCATGGGCGAAGAACAAGGTACAGCGAGTATGCCAGCAGCAGCAGGCGGTCAATATTTAACACAAGGGCTACGTCCAGCGACAGTGAGCGACGTTTACGGTACAGCCTCAGGCTTACCCTCAGCTAGTACAACACTAGCTAGTGCTATGCCAGGAGCAGTAGACCCTATTACCCAAACCTATTTACAAATGCTAGCAGGTCAAGATAAGGACTACGGTCAACTAGCGTTTCCTCAATTTAGCCAGCAACCGCTTATGGCTAAAGATGGCGGTATAGCAAGACTCGCTGACGGTGGAGCAATGCCAGAGGTAGATTTACGTAATTCAGGGGGTGATCTAAGCGATCCTGAGGGATCAGGTGATGAGGATACTATACCAGCGTTGCTCGCCGACGGTGAGTTCGTAATGACTAAACAAGCTGTAAAAGGTATAGGCAACGGTGACCACAACAGAGGCATAGAAGCGTTATACGCTATGATGGATTTTAATGAAAACAAAGCACAGAACATGGGGTTAGGTAGAGCATAATGGCTACAGAAACACAATTTGCAAGAACAGAAAGTTTACCACCAGCATTTTTACAACAATTTTTTGCTGGTGTTCCAGGAGCCAATATTCCTGGTATTCTGCCCTTGCTCAATCAAGAATTAGTAAACCGTATACTAGGTATGGGTGTAGAAGGTGCTACGCCCTATACTTATACAGGTCAAAGGATAGCAGAATTTACTCCTGCGGAAGAACAAGCGTTTAGACTAGCAGGGGAAAGTGCTGGTGCTTATATGCCTTACATGCGTAGAGCCGAACAACTAGGCGAACAAGGTTTGGGTGATGTACGTAGAGCTACAGGGTTAGGTACAGAATATTTACAACAAGCTGGACGTGAAGGTGCAGGGGCTGTACGTGAAGCAGCAGGCATACTTCGTGGTTTACCTAGTGAATTTAGAACTGCACAAGCTTTAGGTTTAGGTGCCACAGGCATGTATGACCCAAGTATGGCTGCAGGATTTTATAATCCCTACGAAGAACAAGTAGTACAACAAACACTACAAGATATAGGTAAGCAATATAGTCAAGCCGACATAGGCGAAAGAGCACGACAAGTAGGCTTAGGAGCTTTTGGCGGTTCTCGTGGTCGGTTAGCTCAAGAAGATATAGCTAGACAATTTGGTAGAGGTGCTACTGAAGCGGTAAGCGGTATACGTAGAGCAGGGTTTAGCCAAGCTCAACAACAAGCTCAACAAGCCTTTGAAGAAGCACAACGTAGACAACTACAAACCTCACAACTTTACGGTAATTTAGCAGGTCAAATGGGGAACGTGGCTGGTGGTCTAGGTAGTTTAGGTACAGGGCTAAGTAATATACTCGGCGGAGTCGGTAGAGATATTTCTACTACAGGCTTACAATTAGGTCAATACGGTGCTAACATAGGTCAACAAATGGCTGGGCTAGGCTCAGGTATAAGTGGCTTAGTGGGTACAGATATCAATAGACTACTGGGTGTAGGCGGTATGCAAAGAGGTCAGCAACAAGCAGGTCTAGACTTAGCTTACCAAAACTTCTTAGGTCAATACAACTTGCCTATGCAGACCTTTGGTCAAATAGGTCAGTTAGCAGCAGGGTTCGCTCCAGCTTTAGGCGGTCAAACCCTAACACAAGCGAGCACTAGTGCACCCAGTAACAGCTTAATGCAAGGGCTAGGTACAGCTATCGCAGCTTACGGAGCTCTTACCTAATGCAACAGCAACAACTTGATCTAGCTAATCAACTTGTAGGTCAAAACGTACCTATAGAAAACATTGTACAACAAACAGGCTTACCTAGAGAGTTAATAACTGATTTAGTTAATTCTCAGTTAGTTATTAACAGACCTGATTCAAGTTTTCAATCACCTCAAGGTATAGGTAGTCTTCAACTAGACTCAGGGATACCTCAATTTGATATGACTGAAAACTTAGGTACTGATATAGCAGACTACTTAACAGACGAGCTTGGTTTTGACGGCACTGATGATGATAGTAACTTAACTTCAAAACAAATGTTAAATGCTGCGAATGCTGCATGGATGATCAATAATCAAGACGACACAGAAGGTGCACGTAAATTACTTGAAGTTCAAAAACTAGCTGAAGACATGGACTTTGATGATGAAGAGCTTGAAGATTTATTTGGACGTGCAGCTCAACAAGTTTATGATTTTGATTACGAACAATTTATACAAAAACCAGACAAAAGTTTGCCTTTAATGATGGCAGGTTTAGCCATAGCAGAGGGTGGAACAAAAGGCGAGAATTGGCCAACAGTTTTAAGCGACGCTTTTTTACGTTACGCATTCACTAAAAAGAAAGACGAAAGAGCGTACGACGCACAAATAAAAGAAGTAGGTCTTAAAAAACAAGAAAAAATTAACGAACTTGTTATGGACTTTAAACTGCTTGACTATAAAAATAAAGCAGCACTTAACCTAGCTTTACAAAAAAGCAAGCTCGAAGCACCTAAAGCCTATGACGTAAGTAACACAGGAGATTTTACAGATAAACAAACTGTTTTTCTTAATGATGCTGAATTTGCTGGTTATTCAAAAATCCTTGGACAAAATATTAGACCAGGAGAAAACGCTAACAAAGAAGCATGGTCTATGGTCAGTAGAGACGGTGGAATATTAAATGTGCTTCTTGATCAAGATGACGTAAATGCATGGGATCCTGATAATAACGACGGAGCGGTTTTACGTAAAGGACACTCTGAACCTACTAACGTTAAGTTGTATCAAATAAAGGGTAAAGACGGTGAAGATTTAGGTTCTAAATGGCTTTCACCTGCACAATATAACTTTAGAGTTGAACAAGGCGAATCACTTGACGAAATAAAAGGTACAGGTAAACCTAACTGGGTTATAGACAAAAGCTCAGGAGAAGGCATTTGGGTAAGCGACGCAACTTTGTTTAGCAACCCTACAGCCTATATGGACGACAGCGGATTTAGCATCAGCGTAGGAGCTGACGGCACTATTGAAGCGACAAAAGGTTCAGGTGCTGACGCTAGAGCTAACCAAAAACGTGGTAACGTAGCTTATGACGAAATACTAGAAGGTGTAAATGCAGCAGAAACAGCATACACTAACTATTTTACCTCAGTAGAAGAACAAGACAAACTATTAAAAGACTTTTTAACAGCTAATCCTGGAGCTGAAAATTTACCGTTTAATAATTTTGCTGGTACAGCGATAAATTTTGTTAAAGGTATAGTTTTAAACGCTAAAGAATTTGCTAAACTAGCGACACAAGATTACGGTAACGGTGGCTATAGTTTTTACGATAATAACGGAAATAAAGTAAGTTATGAAAAATATAAGCTCGATACTATTGCCAGTGATGATTTTCAAAACGCGTTAAACTCTCCTTTTGCTCAGTTTTTACTTGACAACGGTGTAGCTCGAGACGAACTTGAAGCTACTATGTTTGATTTAGCTATGCAAGGTGCTGCTTCTTATTCACCTAATAAAGGCGGTGTTGATTTACGTGCTATCAGTGATTTTGAAACTAAAAAGTTTTTACAACTTCAAGGTGGAGAAGCCAGTACATTAGGTTCATTTATAAGTATACGTAACCGATTCGCTAGAAACCTTATTAGGAGAAATAAAGACTTTTTAAAACAACAAATAAGACCTACAAACCTCTTACGCATTACAGGTAAAGACGGCTTAAGAGACGAAACTAAAGTTCAAGCTATACAGAGTGACGTTGAAGATATGCTTAAACAATTAGAGGAATATGAGTCTCAATATCAACAGTCATACACATATGGCATGGCAGACTCATTAGCAGGTCCTAAAACTTTTGTAAAAGACGGTAGTGTAGATTCAGGTAACCCTGACGTAGTTGAATATAACCCTAAAATTAATCCTGGGTTGTTCGTTTCGTCAGCTAATTTTACTTTTACTAACCCCTATAACCTTGAAACTCAAACAGAGGAAGGTACATTTAGAGATATTTTAAACAAATACGAAGTTAGCTTATTAGATAAAAGCGGAGCTAAAACTACAGCTCTACTTGATAATCTACAAGCTAATTTAAGCCCAGAGGAATTCTTAGCTTTTAGAGTATTTTTACTTAAAAGACCTAATAGAGGACAATAATGGCTCAAAATGATATTATAAACATAGACGAGCTTTTACCAGAAGAGGAAGAGCTTTTAGCCCAACCTCTTAATAAACTCAATTATGAGAAGCCAGTTGTTGGCGGTATAGAAAAAGGTTACTATCCTGACAAGGCTGGGGACTTTATTTCATCTGATATTAAAAACTTTCTTGTAGATAAAGTTAATATATCTCCCTCTGTTATAGACGCTGTGCTCGGTAAACCCTACAGTTTTAGAGACAGATTTATAAACCTTAATCCTATAGACGCTTTTAGAGATTTAGCTAGATTCAGTATTCCAGGAAGTCAACCTTTAGGCGAAGGACAACAACCTTTCGGTTTAAACATACAAGAATTATTTAGCCCCACTAGCCCAGAAGTACGTAGAGCAAAAGCAGCAGGTATTGACGTTGAAAAAGGTGCTCCTTACCAAGTTATGAAAGATGCTGAATATTTACCAGCAGACCAACGTGATAGAGGAGTAAGACTGTTATTAAAAGAAGCATATCCTGAAGTACCTGTAAAAGATTTTGACATACAACTTGAACCACGTACCAATAGAATTATTTATAAAGACCCAGAAACTGGTAAACGACAATTTATTAATCCTCCAGGAATAGACAGAGCAGATATTCAAGCTATTATGGAACCACTTGCTTTAGAAATGGCAACTGGATTAGCAGGTTTAGGTGTGGGCTCAACAGTTGGTCCAATTACTGGAGGTACAGTAGGCGGTACTGCAGGTCTTACCTATACAGCACAACTTACCGACAACCCATTTTTCCAAGCAGCAGGCGGAGTAGCAGGTGCTGTAGCTGGTGCTACATCTGCTCCTATTACTTTTACAGCATTAGGTGAAGGCTTAGGACATTTCTTTTGGAGATACTCTAATTTAAGAGGGCTTAAAGAACGTGGTATACTGGATGAAACTTACACAAACGATAAAATACTAGAAACAGCCATAAAAGATGCTGGACTAGTTAGTTTGTTTGGTTTTGGTGGACAAAAAGCGTTTCAAACTTTAGGTAAGTTTATGACTGCTAACCCTATTAAAATAGGTGTTGATGAAGACTCTTTTATCAAGGCTTATGAAAAAGTTCAAGGTATAAAACAAACTGGCACCGCAGCAGAAAAGAAGGCTCTTGAAGATGTTACAACACCAGAAATATTACAAATGGCTGATGAAACTACTCCTGGAGTTAGGGGAGTTTTAGAAAAAGAGGTGGAGCTTAGTGCTAAAGCTAGACCAGAAGTGGAAGTTAGAGTTGACGCTCAAGCTAAAGCAAGACAAGAGGGCTACGATGTACTGTTTGAAGAGACAGGTATTGACCCTGTAATTTTTGACCTTGATGACGTAACTAAAGTAAACCAAGCTCTAGGTTCCCGTATAATAAACAATCTTGACTTAGGTACAAAACGACTAGACAAAAGTGAACAAGCCATTATCAACACTCTTAAAAAACTAGAAAAAGAAAACAAGCCAGAAAATTTATTTAAAACTATATGGAAAGAAGGTGAAATAAGTAACTCACAAGTACTTAAAGATCTTATGCCCGATGAATTAGCTACTGATTTTAAAACATTAATTTACAGAGACTTCATTGAAAAAACAGGTAAGAATCCTCAACAAATCAAACAATATATTAAAAACCATGGCGATGCTATGGGTGTGTGGTTTGGCGATGATTTTGTAAAAGGTTTAAAAGGCTACAATAAACTTATAGACGATATCACCGTTTTAGCAGGAAAAGAAGGTCTACCGTCAAGTCAGTTTCAAAAGTTCGTTACAGGTTTAGTTAGAGCTTACGTAGGTATATTTACACGTCCAGGTAGATTTATTACTGCTGGCGGACAGTTAACTGAAAAAATGAGAAAAGGTAGTTTTGAGGATATGATACTCAACCCTGACGCTCTTTACCGTAGACTCAAACGAGGTGAATTTTTTAGCCCTGATACAACTGTGGGTCAAACAAACTTAACATTAGCTAGAGCGTTAGCTAGAGCGTATGGTGAAGAGGAACTATTGGGTAGAGCAGAAGTTGACCAACCTTCAACAGCGTTTCCTCCAGCTGTACCTGACGTAACAAGTGGACTTGAAGATGTTCAATTAAATAGAGGCGGAGAGGCACTAATGGAGTTAAAATACTAGATATGGCTTTATACGATAGATTAAGAGAAATGCAGATGCCGTTAGGTGTAGGTAGAGGTAACATTCCTCCTTCAGAACCTGAGCCTAGAATTACTAGACCAGAAAACATATTTGTTCCTCCAACTGTGGCAGCTCCTGCTCCAGCACCTAGACAAGCTCCAGTATTTACACCACCACAAAATCAAATGGTTGGTGTACCGACTGTGCTTCCTGCACCAGCACCAGCACCAGTTATTCCGCCACAAGTTATAGATTTAGGAGGAGGACTAGGTAGTGTAGCTTTACCACAAATACCTGTTGAGGTTATTCAAGATATTATAAATACCCAAGTATTTCCTACGCCAGCACCTGCTCCAGCCCCAGCTCCAGTAGTTGCTCCAGCCCCAGCTCCAGCACCTGCTCCAGCCCCAGCTCCAGTAGTTGCTCCAGCCCCAGCTCCAGTAGTTGCTCCAGCCCCAGCTATAGAGGTTCCTTATGTACCCCCAATGCCAGAAGTTGAGCAAGGTATAGCTGATTTATTAGATAGAATAACTGCAGGCGGAGGAAAGCCAGAAGATTTTGTTATTTATCAACCGCCAGCACCACCTCAAGATGAATACTTACGTGACCAAGAAGAACGAGAAACAGGCTTAGAAGATACAGGCGTAAGTGAAGAAGTTATTGAAGATGTAGTTGAAACACCAGCTCCACCTGTAGATGAATTCCCAATTGATTCAGTGGAAGATTTTATGCCTCAACCTCCTGAAGGTTATACTCCAACACCAATTCCTGCACCTGTGCCAGCTCCTGCACCTGTGCCAGCTCCTGCACCTGTGCCAGCTCCTGTGGTTGATATTCTTCCTGGAGAAAATATAGCTGAACAACCTCCTGTAGTTGTGTTGCCTCCTACACCTGCAGAGGAAATGGATTTAATAACTCCTGAGGTTAGCGTACCACAAGACAGTATGACAGGTTTAGGTAGCTTTTTTACCGCACCTCAAATACAACAAATTGTCAGACCGCCTCAACAAATAGCAGGCACAACTGACATGGACAGGTTACTTCAACTTCAACGTGAAAGTTTTTTAAACTTTTTAGTTCAACCACAACAACAAGTTTCTACTACCTTTACTCCTTCTACTACCGCTCCTACAGGCGGTGTTTCAGGTTTGATGGGG